GTTTCATATGACACGTATCAAAAAGACGTCAATCTTATGGAAGCAGTACCTTCGAAAAGAAACGATATACTCGCTAAACGATTCGGTATCCCAGTCGAAGGCGCGTCATATTTCTTTACATACGAAGCTACTATTCCACATCCAAGAAAGAACTTCGATGGTATGTTGTGCGCTATGGGCGCCGATTTATCACAAGGTGATGACTTCACGGCATTCACATTCTTATTCCCTCTTGGTAATGGTTACTTTGGAGTAAAAACCAGATCGTATGTTTCTGAGTTGAAAGTTAAGAAACTGGATACAGCCATGCGAATCAAATACCAAGAGTTTATAGACGAAGGAACTTTGATTGTAATGGATGGCGCTGTCCTTGATATGCTGGATGTATATCGAGACCTCGACGATTATATAGTGGAGCATCAATATGCTGTAGTATCATTGGGCTACGATCCATACAACGCAAAAGACATCGTCGATAAATGGATAACTGAACACGGTGACTATGGAGTTACAAAAGTTATACAAGGTGCTAAAACCGAATCAGTACCGTTAGGTGAACTTGGTCATTTGGCATCTGAAAGACGTCTTTTATTCGATGAACAACTTATGAAGTTCGCAATGGGTAACTCCATATCGATAGAAGACACAAACGGCAACAGAAAGCTATCTAAGAAACGTGACAGCGAAAAGATCGATAACGTTGCGGCGCTATTGGATGCTTGGATAGCATATAAACGTTTCCAGGAGGCGTTCGAATGAGACTAACCGATAAACTCAAACACGCCTGGAACGCTTTCAATAACGACGGCCTCAACTTATCATTTAATAGAGGCTCATCATCGTCACGATCACAACACCGACATCTGACGTTCTTCAGAACAACAGACTACGTAGCATCCATCTTCAATAGGATAGCGATCGACGTATCGATGACTGAATTCAAACATGTTAAAATCGATAAAAAGAATGAAGACATTACCGACTTGGATACAGGCTTGAATAATTGCTTGACGCTAGAAGCCAATATCGATCAAAGCGGTATTCAATTCATTCACGATTTGGTATACTCCATGTTTGATGAAGGCGTTGTTGCAGTAGTTCCAGTCGACACCACGCTTGATCCGCAAGTAACCGGCAGTTATGATATCAACACAATGCGAGTTGGTAGGATTGTTAATTGGTTCCCTAAAAGTGTGGAGGTTGATCTTTATAACGACAACACTGGTCAAAATGAACGCGTCTTTGCTGATAAAAAGAATGTTGCTATCATTGAAAACCCGTTATATGCCGTTATTAATGACCAAAATTCCACCTTAAAGCGACTAATTAAAAAGCTCAATCAACTAGACAACGTCGACAATCTTGTGGATTCCGGTCGTCTTGATCTGTTGCTCAGTGTACCTTATGGTATTAAGACTGAGACACAAAGAACAATGGCTGAGAAGCGGATCAAAGACATCGAAGGACAGTTAGCGTTTGGACGGAACGGTATCGCATATATAGACGGTACTGAGAAAGTTACTCAGCTAAACAGACCTGCTAATTCACAACTTCCGGAAAACATAGCCAAGCTGGAGAAGATGTTCTACAACCAATTAGGTTTGACTGAGAACATATTCAACGGTACCGCTAATGAAGCAGAGCTTCGTACTTACTATAACAGAACAGTAGACCCGATCGTTGACATTATCGTTGCCGAACTGAAAAGGAAGTTCCTAACCAAGACTGCTAGAAGTCAAGGTCAGACCATTGTGGCATATCGCGACATGTTTAAGACCATGACTATCGAAGCGTTTGCCGCTTTAGGCGATTCTCTTAGACGGAATGGTATCGGAAGTTCAAACGAGCTTAGAAAGATTGTTGGATGGAAACCTTCTAATGATCCTAGAGCTGATGAATTGTTCAACCCGAACATCGCCGATAAAAATCAAAACCAAAGTGTCTCGTCTCCACCATCTAATAAACCGGAACCAAAACCTCCGATTTCTGAAGTGATTGACGGAGGTGAAACATAATGAACTTTATTTGTATTGATCTAGATACGGGGAGACACATCGGAGACTGCACACTCCAGCCTTGTCAATATGATCCATATGGTACTGAGCATATGTTTGGCGAAACCAAATATTTTCTACAATCGACACACATTGATGAGAACAAAGGCGTAATGTATTTCAGACCTAAGAAATAACGTATACGGGTCGCTCACGTCCCCAGGCACTAGCCTAAATGTGTGAAAATCTACATAAGTAGGGGGTATACCGTTTGTGACGAAACGAAATTATGATTTCGCCGGTTGGGTTACTAAGCATGATATTAAGTGCTCCGACGGAGTAATCATTAAACATGATGCGTTTCGGGAGAATGATGGACAAACAGTTCCGCTAGTATGGAACCATGATTACAACAGTCCAAACAATGTATTGGGTCATGTTGTCCTTCAACACCGAGATGCAGGCGTGTATGGTTATGGTTACTTCAACGAGACCAATGATGCTCAAAACGCAAAAACACTCGTGCAGCATGGTGACATCTCTTCTATGTCCATCGGAGCTAGAAGATTGAAACGCGAGCTCTCTAATGTCGTTCAGGGTTCTATTTATGAAGTCAGTTTGGTCCTTGCAGGTGCTAACCCAGGGGCTATGATTGATTCTGTAGTTCAACACTCTGACGATGAAGGCGGAGAAAAAGCAACTATCTTTACAGGCACTCTTATTCACTCATATGATGATATCATCGATGACGAAGTTTCTGAAGAAGTTGAGGATGATAAAGATCCTGAAGCTTCTGAAGAAGTTGAGGACGAAAAAGTTGTCGAGGACGAAAAAATTAACCATAAAATCACGGATGAAACCACGATCCAAGATGTCATCGATACGATGAATGACGATCAAAAAGAAGCAGTGTATGCGCTTCTGGCATTGGCTTCTGAAACTGGTGACGCTTCTTCCGAAGATGATAAATCCGACGAAGAGAGTCAAAATGAAGACGAAGACCTAAACCATAACGATGATAAAGGGGACGATACGACTATGAAAAACAACGTATTCAACAAAGAAGAGCAAGACAACAAAGCTACGCTTAAACACGCAGCCAATGAAATTCTCAAACTGGCCTTCACTCAAAAGGCTTCCTCCCTGCGAGACGTACTTCGTGATAACGCTGATACACTGACTCACGGTATCAACTCGATCGAAATGTTGTTCCCAGATGCTTACGCGTCCACTAACGGTAACGTTCCAATCATCTACAAAGACCCTAACACACAATACGTTGCGATCCTTAACGGCGTAAATAAAACTCCTTTCTCCCGCGTTAAAACGCTGGTTGCCGATCTGACTGAGGACGAGGCTCGCGCTAAAGGTTATATCAAAGGTAGCCTGAAGAAAGAAGAATTCTTCAGCCTTATCAAGCGCGTAACTACACCTACAACTGTCTACAAAAAGCAGAAGCTTGATCGCGATGATATCATTGATATCGTTGACTTCGACGTTGTGGCATTCATGAACGTTGAAATGCAAATGATGCTGAAAGAAGAAATCGCTCGCGCTATCCTTGTTGGTGATGGTCGTGACTTCTCGTCTGATGAGAAAATCAACGAATCTAACATTCGTCCAATCATCTCCGACAACGAGTTCTTCACAATTCACAAGTCCTTCGCAAGCGCTGATGTGTTCATCGAAGCAGTTATCAAAGCTATGGCTGAATATCGCGGTTCGGGTCTTCCTAGCATGTATATCGACCCTACAGTACTGGCGGACGTTAAACTCCTTAAAGGTACTGATGGTCGTTACCTGTTCGGTGACATTCCTTCGAATGACGCTATCGCTACTCGTCTGGGTCTTAAAGAAATCGTACCTACGACATTCATGTCCGGTAAAGGCGCGATCATTGTAAACCTGAGCGATTACAGCCTAGGTGCTACTAAGGGTGGTCAAGTAACATCGTTCGATCAATTCGACATCGACTACAACCAACACAAATACCTGATCGAAACTCGTCTGTCTGGTGCCCTGACTCTTCCTAAATCGGCTATCCACCTGAAATCTGGCACTGCTGCAACTGGCGCTGACGATGTTAAAGGCGGTCTGACTTACGGCGAACGTCAAGCTGACAAACCAGTAACTCCTTAATACTAAATGGCTAAGTTCACCGGTCGAGTAGGATACATTACTCAAGACGAAACTGCCCCTGGGGTATGGTCGCCGGTCGAGAACTCGGTTGTGATGAAGGGTGATGTCCTTAGACTATCGTCAAATACTCAAAATGACGACAAAGTTAATAGTGACATCACCCTTAATCATAGGGTATCTCTATTAGGAGATGCGTACTCATTCGCTAAGTATTACAATATTAAGTGGATTGAGATCGATGGTCAAAAGTGGGAAGTTTCATCGGTTGAGGTTCAGAGACCTAGAATTATAGTGACTCTAGGAGGTGTTTGGAATGGCTAGTAGATTAGACCTTCATAACGAACTAATTACTTTTTGTCCAAATGTGTATTTCCAACCACCTTCAAACCTCATCATGAAATACCCGTGCATCGTATACGATAAGACCAATAGAATGAAACTCTACGGGTCGGACGTTATACATTTTTCAAAGCAAGAGTATCGGATAACTGTCATTGATAGAAATCCAGATACGGAAATACCAGATCAGATTGAAAAAAATCTTTTGTATTGTGGGGTCGATCAGTACTATACGATCGATAACCTTAACCATACAGTCCTATCATTATATTACTAGGAGGAATTATGCATGTCTAAACTCGCTTGGGACCAAGTTGGTCAACGTTTGTATGAAACAGGTATTTCTAAAGGGGTTCTCTTCACTCAAAAAGCCGATGGTTCTTATAACACAGGTGTGGCCTGGAATGGTCTCGTCTCTGTAAATAAGTCACCTGAAGGTGGCGAAGACAACGCTATCTATGCTGATAACATGAAGTATTTGTCGCTTACTTCCGCTGAGAACCTCAACGGATCGATCAGCGCATACACATACCCAGAAGAATTCGAAGCTTGCGATGGTTCGAGCGAAGTTAAACCTGGTCTATTTGTTGGTCAACAAACTCGTGTTCCTTTCGCATTGGCGTACATTACTATCGTTGGTAACGATACTCAAGGTAATGCTTACGGTGAGAAACTTCACATCATCTACAACTCTAAGGTCGCTCCTTCCGAGCGTTCGTATGAGACTGTCAACGAAGATCCGTCGGCTATCACTTTCTCCTGGAACTTCACAACTACTCCAGTAGACTTGTCTGATGTTGGTCTCAATGCATCTGCTGGTATCGTTATCGATAAAGTAACAGTAGGCGCAACAGTATGGAATTCGATTATCGATAAGATCCACGGAGCAGCAGCTCAAGAATCCCAACTTCCAACGATTCCAGAACTTATCGCAATGGCCGGTACTGGTGTAGCAGAAGTTGCATCCCTTACTGTGACTGCAGCAGCTACAACGGCTGGTAATGCTACTGTTACTTTGAATGGTACAGCTACTAACGTGGCTCTAACTACAAGCGACAATACAGCAACATTGGTAGCAACCAAGATTAGAGCAACATCGTTCACTGGTTGGACTACTGGTGGAACAGGTGCTGTTGTAACGTTCACTTCAACTACAACTGGCGTTAAGACAGATGCTACTTACAGCGCAGGTACTACTGGTGCTACTGGTACAATGACTACTACGACTCAAGGCGCTTAATAGCGTCAAAATGGTAACAAAACAACAATAAAACCTAGGAGCGGTTAATTATGTTTAAACAAACAATTGCATACGTCGATTTTAATGGAGTGGAAAGAAACGAGGATTTCTACTTCCACCTTTCCCTACCCGAAGTTACTAGACTAGAGGCTGAGATTGGTCGGTCGATGGAAGACCACGTTAAAGATCTGGTTGCGAACCAGGACGCTAAAACTCTTATCGATTTCCTTGAGAAGATGGTTCTGAGTTCTTATGGTCGTAAGACTGCTGACGGTAAATCGTTCCAGAAGTCTAAAGAACTAAGACAAGAATTCGAATATTCTCAAGCCTACGCCGAGCTCTTTGAGATGCTCCTTACCAATCCAGAACTGGCTAAGAAGTTCGGCGAGGGCGTTGCCGACAATGGGAAGGCTAAAAAGAATCAAGTCGATCCCAAAGTAGTTAACGAGTAGTATGTAATGGTGGGTAATGGTAGACCAAGCTCATAATGAACTTGGTCTACTGTTTTTTGCCTTCGGGAGGAACTCTAATGTTAACAATTGACCTTGGAACAATAGAATATTTCGATTCTAGCAAGAATGAATTCGTTTATGAGACTGGTGGAATAGTAAGATTCGAATATACTCTCAAAGCACTTTATGAATGGGAAGGTAAATGGAAGAAACCGTTCTTAAAAGGCGAGTTGACATATACAGAAATGGTTGATTTTTATAGACTTATGGCTCTGGATAAGTTCGATGAGAAATTTCTAAATGCAGAAGTTGCTAAACTCATATCAGAGTACATACAGGATACTAATACAGCAACTAAAATATCAGATGCTAGTGGTGCAAAAGGTCCAACACAAGTCAAGAATAAAATACATACGGCAGAAGAACTCTATGCCATGATGTTTTCAGCAGGCGTTCCATTAGAATTTGAGAATCGAAATTTGAACAGGTTAATTACCATTCTTAAAGTTATTTCGGTTCAAAACAATCCGCCTAAGAAAATGACTAGGGAAGAGACTCTGAAACAAAACTACGAGTTGAATAAACAACGGCGAGAACAAATGAAAACGCAAGGGTAGATACGATCGCATAAGGAAGGTGATCATGTGAAAGCTACGTTTCAGTCAAAGGGTGGTTTTGATAATGCATTAAAATGGATGGAGAAAGTAACCAATATTCCATCAGCTACGATTATACAAACGGCAAAATACGGTCAATCGCATTTGATAGAAGCTACGCCAGAAGACACAGGAGAGACTGCACAAGGATGGGAGTATGAAGTGTCAAAAACTCCAAATGGTGTAGAAATCGCTTGGGTAAATACCGCACATCCTGAGTCTCAAGTCAATGTGGCTAAACTGATAGAATACGGTCATGGTACTGGAACTGGTGGTTATGTCGCACCTAGACCTTATATAAAACAAGCCATGACTCCCGTTTGGAATAAAGTAAATAGAAATATAGAGGAGTTGATGAAGTAATGGCGACTCGTCCCATAGATGAAAAGATTGTTGCCATGAAAATGGATAACTCTGATTTCGTTAGAAAAGCATCCGAAACTACGAAATTGATGGGTAGATTCACAGATCTCCTTAATAAGATTCCTGGTATAAATATCGGAAAAACCACAAACGAATTACAGAACATTAATAGATCTATAAACGGTATCGATACTTCTAGACTAGCATCTGCCGTCGATACAGTCGCTGGTAGATTCTCAACTCTTGGGGTTGTTGCAACGACTGCTCTAGTTAACATATCAAACAGAGCCGTTGATGCCGGTCTAGCCATGATGAAGAATTTTACAATAGCTCCAATCATGGATGGTTTTAGAGAGTATGAAACTAAGATAGGTTCGATACAGACAATCTTGGCGAATACCTCGAAATTTGGAACTGGTGTGGCCGATGTTACCAAATCACTTCAAGAGCTAAACGTGTATGCGGATAAAACCATATACAACTTCGGTAACATGACAAAGAACATTGGTCTGTTTACAAATGCTGGTTTAGAGCTAGAAGAATCGGTAAGTATGATTAAAGGTTTCGCAAATGCTGCCGCTGCTGCTGGTTCTAATGCTGAACAAATGGCTGGAGCCGCATATCAATTATCTCAAGGTTTATCTAGTGGATATATCATGACCCAAGACTGGATGTCTTTAACAAACGCTGGTATGGGTAATGATAACATGAAGCGAGATTTGATAGCATTAGGTCATGCTATGGGCACGCTTAAAACAGGTACTGAAGAGACAGTAAAGACCTGGAAAGAATCTCTTAGTGATGACAAATGGTTAACCAAAGAGGTGTTCTCGAAATACCTACAAGCGATGGCTGGTGACTTGGATGAAGCTAAGTTACGAACTCTTGGTTTGACAAAAGCCCAAGCCGAACTATTACTTCAAAACGCTAAAAACGGTGAAGAAGCAGCAACCAAAGTTAGAACATTTACTCAAATGATTGGGACTATTGCCGAGAGTATTGGGTCCGGATGGGCTGAATCCTGGGAGATAATCTTTGGTGGTTTTGAGGATGCAACTAAGCTTTGGAGTGGATTTACTCAAATCATCAGTGAACCCTTTAATGCTCTAACCGCATCAAGAAACAAATTCTTAAAGACTCTTAAGGACGCAGGTGTGTTTCAAGAAGTACTTACAACTTTAGGAACCGCTATTTACGTCATTGGTCAAGGTATTACTGCTATGACTGGTGGGTTCGATAAAGCCTTTTCTTCTGATAAAATGGGTGTAGTTAAGACGATAGTGCAAGGATTCGAGAACCTAGTATCAGCAATCACACCAAGTCAAGAGTCTTTGGTCAAAATAGCAACAATCTTCCAAGCGGTAGGGTCTACAGTTCGGGTCCTTATGACGATACTTGGAAAGGTTGGTGGTCTATTCCTTAATCTGATACCGGATAATTTAGGGACAAGCATACTGAATATCTTAGAGAAGTTCGCAAAGATGACCATCTCTTTTAACGAATCCATACTTAATGGTAAAGGACTCACCAATACATTTGAAAGTCTTGGTAATGTTTTCTCTTGGCTTGGTGATCGTGTAGGCGATGTTGTCGGTACATTATCCAACCTTGTAACTTCCATATCAGATATTTGGACCATTTTACAAACTGGAGAAGAGAGTGCTAATAGCTCATTTAGTAAAGAGTCCAAAATAGTAATTTGGTTGACAGCTATAGGCACCGCTGTTAGAGCTGTTACTAAATGGGTAGGGGATCTTAATCTGTCCCTCAAACCCGTTAGAGAAACATTTGACTCTTTCTTCTCGGCAATAGCTACTGGATTCAACTGGTTCAAGGATAAGATAGGGGATATTGGTGGTGCCATAAAAGACAATATGCCTAATGGTACTACATTATTGGCTGGTGGTTTTGTTGCATCATTGATAGCTATTAGTGGATTAGTTATAAAGAGAGTAAATGACATAAGTAAGATATTCGGTGGTTGGGGTAAGACCGTCGAGTCATTTGCTGACACTTTAGATAGCGTATCTGGTGCTTTGGACTCGTTTGCTCTAAATCTGAAAGCCAATGCGTTATTGACGGCGTCTATTGCTGTGGGTGCGCTAGCTGTTTCTATTCTATTACTGTCTAGAATCAATGGATCACAGATCAGCAACAGCCTTATTGCGATCGTTGGATCTCTAACTGCCGTAATCGGTGCTATGGCTATAATGAATAAATACGATGTGACCGGTGGTATTAAGACTACTGCCAGTATCGTTGGTATGGCGATAGCCTTATCTGTTATGTCCATTGCATTAAAACAATTCGGTGACATGAATCCAGCAGAGCTCACAAAAGGTCTAATAGGCGTTGTTACATTAATGGCAGCCATGGCTGGAGCATTCGCACTCATGGGTAAAACCAATACTACAAGTGTGGCGGTAACGTCGGCACAAATAGTGGCCATGAGCATATCCATCCTAATCATAGCCAAGGCTGTAAAAGAGATAAGCAGTCTCAACCCTGCAGAACTTGCTAAAGGTATTGGTGGACTAGCGGCAATCCTATTAGCTATCTCTTCAGCGTTTGCATTGATGGGTAAATTCGGAGGTAAAGGCTCAACCGTATCCGCACTGCAATTTGTAGCTATCGCCGGAAGTGTTATGATGTTGGTCGGAGCTATCAAGATGATATCTTCTATTAAGACATCCGATCTATTAGTTGGTCTAGGAACGATAACTGCCATTCTCGGGGTAGTCGCTGGATTCGCTACATTTACTTCTGGTACTGGTTTATTAAAATCAGCAGTTGGATTGGTGGCAATAGCTACGGCTATGAATGCTCTAATTATACCTTTATTTGCATTAGGTAACTTCCCACTTGACAACCTAGCCATTGGTCTACTGGGTATGACTACGGCATTATTAGCTATAGCAGCCGCATCGAAAGTGATGAACGGTTCTCTAGTCGGAGCCGCTAGTATCATGGCTATGGCAGTCGCCCTGAACCTGTTAATCATTCCAATCGGAGTATTCGCAGCTATGGGATGGGGTCCTATGCTTGTTGGTGTTGCTGGTCTAGCATTATCGTTAGGCGCTTTAGCTGGCGTATCTCTTCTTTTAGCACCAGCTACGATTCCTTTATTGGCATTCTCAGCCGCGCTTGGTGTTATGGGCTTAGCTATGTTGGCAGCAGGTGCTGGTATGACACTATTCTCTACCGGTATACTTGCTCTAGCTGGTATGGCATCGGCGGCAGTGGCTACAATAATCACAACATTGGGTGCGTTGATAACCGGTTTAGTATCGTTGATCCCATCTGCTGTTAAGTTTGTTGTCGATATAGTGAAACAAGTATTGACAGCTATACGTGATAATGCTCCTGCCATTGTTGCTCTTATCGTAGAGACAATAGTTAACATTTTAACTACAATTTCCACGTACATCCCTAAATTCGCCGAGGCGGTCGTCAAAATAATAACAGCCTTACTAGATGCCATAGCTCAAGAAGCTCCTAAACTCCTTGATTCGGCCACTAATCTAATCATAACACTAGTGGAAACCTTAGCTACAACCATACGCGACAAAGGTCCTGAATTTATCAACGCCGTCCTTGATCTGGTTAAAGAGATCTTAACCATCATGATTCAAGCTGGAACATCTGTGGTTAAAGCGATGTATGGCTGGATACCTGGTGTTAAGAAAGCAATGGATAGTGTTGCTAAAAACGCAGGGAAGACTATAGACGATGCTTTGGATTCTGCAAAGATTGCCGAGGATAAAGGTGATGACTTTGCCAAAGGTTTCAGTGGTAAAAGTTACGAAGCTAAACTAGCAGGTCTCGAGGTATCTCAGGCTGCTAGTGAGGGATTGGCAAGCGGTGATAGTAAATCGGCTGGTGGAAACTTTGTAACTCACTTTATAGACGGACTTTTAGGTCGAAAAGCTGATGTAAAAAAAGCGTCTACCGAACTTGCTAGTGCTGCTGACGAAGGAACCAGAGAGAGACTGGACATTAATTCACCATCAGGAGTAGGTAAAGATAATGGTGGACATTATGGTGATGGTGTAGTCATCGGCATCAATGATTCAGCGGGTAAAGTTAAGGAAGCATCTAGTAAAATGGCCGATGGTGTCGTATCTGGCATAGGCGGTACCTACGATAAAGTTAAGGGTATGTTATTCTTCACTGACGAAGAAGTTAAGCAGAATACAACCAAAGCCGCAAAGGTTAAAGAGTCCTATACCGGTGTTGCAAAAGCAGCCGATACAAGCGCTAAGAAGAAAGTCGCTTCCGAAAAGAAAGCAGCTAAGTCCGCTGACGATATTCGCAAAGAGCAATTTGAGAACTCTAAACAGTGGATAGATGATCAAAAGTATTATCTGAAGCTATCTCTTAGCGAAGAACTTACTGCTTGGGAGCGAGTTCAGAAGAAGTTTAAAGCTGGTACCGAGGAAAGAAAGCAAGCGGATCGAGAAGTCTTTAGGGTTAAGCAGGAGCTTATCAAACAGGAAGAAGATGCTGTAAAAGCGTCCCTTGATAGGTCTAAAGCATTCATCGCTGACCAGAAAGAGTTTAAAGAAATGACTCTTACTCAAGAGCTTGCCGCTTGGGAACGGGTTCAAAAGAAATATAAAGCCGGTACTGAAGAAAGAAAAGAAGCGGATCGAGAAGTTCTACGCGTCAAAAACGAGATCAATCAGAAGCTCATAGCAATCAATGATGAGTATCTTCAAAAAGTTACAGATACAAATCGTAGTCTTATCGAACAAGAGAAACAGCTAAACGATGAGTATGAAAGAGCTCTTGATGAGCGTACTAAGACCATAAGTAATTTCGTAGGTCTATTCGATCAGATTAGAAAACCGGATGCTGATAATCCAATAACAGGAACACAGCTCCTAACTAATCTACAAGAGCAAACCGATTCGTTAGCAACCTGGGCTGACGACCTAAAACGTCTAGGTCAAAAGGGTATCGATGAAGGATTGTTGAAAGAACTTGAAGCTATGGGTCCTAGCGCAGCACTTGAAATTGCCGCTTTGAACCAACTTACCGGTACACAACTTGATCAGTATGTTGAGCTAT